CGCCGACCGCTTCTTCCCATCGTCTAAACGTTGCCACGTTTGCGGAAAAATAAATCGTGCGCTGACATTGGCTGACCGAGACTGGACTTGCGCGTGCGGTACGTATCACGACCGTGACTTCAACGCAGCCATGAACCTAAAACTATTTCCTATGTTGGAAACCGCGGCTAGATTGGCCGCGTCAGCCTGTGGAGACTTGGACGGCCAGTCGATGAAGCAGGAATTTAACCCCTTAATTGGAGGATAAAAACTTGAAATCAAGACTTCTGTTAGTATTCCTGCTCATTTCCTGCTCAAGTTGCGTCGCGCCTCAACCGAATTCAGGAACGGCTACTGAGGTGACAAAGATCCTTGGGGAGGTAAAAGACAGCTTCAACACAATGAAAGCAGGACAGCAGGCATTCATTGATGCTCAGAACGCCAAGAGTGCAAAGACGCAAGAAACCCTTCAGTATGTTGCTGATCGCGTGTTCACAGCGCAGTTTGCAAACATCCAGAATCCACTTCAGAACCCGTACACCGGGTTGGTCGACACAAATCTTATACTTGTACAGAAAGTGGTTCCTCAGGCCAGTGACGAGGTTAAAGCTCAGTCGATTATCGACCTTCAACAGGCACTGAGCAAGTCGCAGAAAGACAAGGATGATCTCGCCGCTAAATATGCCGAACTCCAGAAGAAAGCCGACGATCTTAAAGCAACATCAGATAGGTTGACAGTTGAGGTTGAACAGAAAAAGAAAGACCTTGAAACAGCTGCGACGTCAACTACGGCCACAGTGACGAAACTGGCCGGTGCGGAGGCTGCCATAAAAATCAAAGCGGCTGAGGCTGACGAGGCGCGCAAACAGGCTCAAGAAGAAGCCGCGTCAAAAGCCAGGATGAAAGTTGCTGTGACCTTCATGTCGGTCGGAGGAATCATTATCGTGGCGGCGATCGTGGCTACAATCTTGCACGTTCCAGGAGTGCTGCTCACAGGTCTCATCGCAGGCGCTGCTATGTTCACGATCGGTTGGCTTATCACCTACGTGGAGCAACTCTTGAACCAGAAATGGTTTCAGTACTCACTGGGAGGGGTTTTGATTTCAGGGTTAATCCTATTCGGGTTTATGGTCTACCGTGCTCTAAAACAACGCAAGGTAGCTGCCATGGACTCCAAGATCAGCACAAACACCATCGGAGCTCTACAGGACATGAAAAATGATGACGTCATATCAAACACTAAGACATTCTCAGCAGTTGTCCCATATCTCAACGAGTGGCACAGGACAGCTGACGGAGCACCGGACGAGGCGGTTCAAGACGAAATAGACCGGCGTCTTGTAATGATGAATCTGAAAACAGCGGTTCCTGCGAAGACTTAAGCTGTTTAGAGAGTTCAAGAGAACTCATTAAAGGTCGTCGATATTGACCCCGTTGAGCGGGTCAGACGCCACATCAAAGTTGAGCCCAAGGATCGCGTATAACTCCTCTTCAGAAATCTGCGGAACGCCATTCTTTTTGGCGCCGGCTGTCTTGTTGGCGCCAGGTTCTTCTCCGACGACAAGGTAGTTCGTGGCCTTCGTCACACTGGACTTGACCACGCCTCCAGCTTTCTCGATCTTCGTGGCCACGTTGTCACGCGTGCCAGTGACCAGTGTTCCAGTTATTACAAAAACCTTTCCAGTGGCCGCAGTTTGTGTGACCTCTGTCTTAACCTCTTCCAATTTGAAGCCAAGGGAGTCCAGCGCTTCTATCTCCGCGGATAGCTCCCCGATCTGCTTGAACATCGTAGCACCACGGTTCGGTCCCACGATCGAGAGCACACCATCATAATCATCGACGATCTTCATGATGCTTCCATACTTGAAAGCGAGATCCTGACAGAACGATTTTCCGATATGATCAAAACCGAGTGCATGAAGTTTGCGCCATAGCGGAACCATCTTGATACGTTCGCGTTCAGCGATGAACTTCTTCTTTGCGGCTGCCTTCATCCAGTCGACGTCAGTCACTCCCATAACCGAAGACAGTGTTGTAAATCCACGCGACACGAACTCGGCAACTTGAGCCGTGCCGAAACCGTCCCAATCAAGGCATGACTTGCTCATCGCATGCTCGATCCGCTGCTGCGCCTGAGCCACACACCCTTCTTTATTCGGGCAGATGTAGGCGACAAGTCCAGGATCTTTGAATAGCGGAGTTCCGCACGACGGGCACTCCGCTGGAGGATTGATGTCAACGCGACCATCAACGCGTTTCGCGACCCTTAAGACCTTAGGAATGACCTCTGCGGCTCGAACGACGACGATCTCATCATTCAGTGCAATGTTCAACCGCCGAATCTCATCCATGTTGCAAAGGCTCGCGCGCGTTACTGTCGCTCCTCCGAGTCGCACGGGATCCATGATCGCGACTGGATTAAGCGTCCCAGTTCTGCCTATCTGCCATGAGCACGACCGGAGCACGGAGCGACCTTCCTCAGGAGGAAACTTGTACGCGACAGCCCACTTCGGTGACTTAGCGCCGATTCCGAGCTCTTCCCTGATCTTAAAATCGTTGATCTTGAACACGGCACCATCTGTCTCGAATGGAAGCAATTTCCTTTCCGTGTTGATCTTGTCCATCGTGTCGCTGGTGACATCCGAGATGCTGAGCACCTCAGGATCCGTGGTGGTAAATCCGAGGACCTCCAAAGCATTGCATAATTCAACCTGTGTCTTCACTTGAAGTCCGTATCCGTGGTAGGCGATGAAACTCAGCCGCCGTTTTGAGGCTTCGACGCTGTCTTTCAGTTTGAGCGAACCAGCCGCGGCATTTCTGGCGTTGGAGAATGGTTCGTCTCCTTCTGCTTCCATCTCTTTGACGATCTCTTCAAAGTCGGAGGTTGAGATATAAACCTCACCGCGCACCTCGAGAGGACCCATGAATGTGATGGTTTGAGGAATTGACGGAATCACCAGCGCATTGTGTGTAACATCGTCGCCCTCTTTTCCATCTCCGCGTGTAACTGCTCGCGTCAGTCGACCGCAGTCATAGTGGATTCCAAGCGAAAGTCCGTCGATCTTCGGCTCCTGCACGATGGAGTAGTCGGTCTTGAAAAACCTTCTGAGCTCATCCGGTGTGAATACATTGTCCAGACTCAACATCGGTCGTGAATGTTTGACCTTTGACCCAGGCGATGGTGCACCAACCTGCTGAAGAACACGAGCCTTCAGTTCAGGCACTTTTGACTCAATCTCTCTCATCTCTCGAACGCGTGAATCGTACTCCGCGTCGGTCAGTGTTGGACGAGCCAGAATGTGGTACTCGTGGTTGGCCTCTGCGATCTGTAAAGCTAACTCTGCGTGGCGCTTTTTAAGAGATGGGGTGTCCATGGTATGTTGAGAACGTTCACGTCTATCCTGGCATAGTTCAAGATTTTGTAAACAAAAATTGTTGGTTAGTTACACAATGGCAGATTCACACCTATCTTTGGCTCAAAAGTTCGTCGATGCGACGATCACGACGCGCAAAGAAACGTCTGCGATCGAGGACATTACGACGTCCATCGTTGCCAGGTACAAGGAATTGACCGGAAGCCTCGGCGTGATCGGAAAACTGTTCCAGTCGCGGATCGACAAGCTTGTCATCGAGAACGTTCATGACAGGTTGGCTCAAAAGTCAATTCAAGATCAGCTTGTCAAGCGTCAAGCTCTCAACGGAACCTACAACGTTCAGCTTCAGCAAATCCAAAAGATTCAGGATGTCTTGAAGAGGTCTGACATCGGCGCAAAGAAACGCTCGCGCCTGGAACTTGAACTCGAGTCTGCCATGAAGCAGGCGGAGGTCTTCTCAGATGAACTTGAGAAGGTGAGCCAAAACATCGAGACGATGACAAAATTCTCGATCCCAGCTGGAAAGGCGCTGGATGTGATGGCTCGTGCCCAAAAAAGCTGGACTGACAACATCGGGTATAGGATGCTGTCGAGATCACTGGAGATGAGCGGAGAATTCAACAGATCTCTTATCAACGCAAACTCAGATCTCGCAACGCGCAACAAGCTTCAGGAAGCTGGTTTTAGAGTTGCAGTTGCAACAGGTGCTCGAACCAAGACGATGGATGAAGCGCAGAGAGCACTCGTCGACATTGGTCTTGATCTGAATGACGCGTACGAAGACACACTGAAAACGACCGTTCGTTTGATTGACGGACTCGGCATGTCAGCGGATCAAGCGGCCAGTTTGTCTATCACAGCACGTTCGACAAACACTCAGTTCAGGGATATGTCAAACATCATCTCCGGAATCGTGGATAAGACAGCTTTGGCTGCGAACGAAGCTGCAAGATATGCTAGGGAGTTGTCAGTCGCTGCAAGAGTTGCGTCAGGTCCGACCAACAAGCTTAGCTCTGCATCTTACACACAAAATCTTCAGGTCGTGTCTCAAGTTGAAGGTGCTTTGAAAGGAACCATCGCAGTCCAAGGAGAGATTGCTGCGATGATGACAAAGTTCAGCTCGTTCCAGAAGCAAGGTGGAATGGGATTGTTCATGGGAACAGGAGGAGTTGACTTCCTGGCAAAAGATGAAGCAGCTGCTCGTCGTGTCATGACGAACATCGCAAAGTCTGTGAAAAACTCGAACAGCGTGATGCTCGAGATGCAAGCAGATATGTACGGAACCAGTGCAGAAACACTCAGAGCTCTCGGCGATCTCTACAATGAACAGGGAGCAAAAATTTTCGAGATCTCTCCTGAGATGAAAGAAAGACAGAATTTGGAGAGACGCTACCGTGAACAGCTTGCGCTCGAAAATCAGGCGCTTCGACTGTTAGGAGATAAGCTTCTCTACTTGACAACTGGAGTCTTGAGCCCGTTGATCAGGATTGCAAATGCCGTTTCTGACAGGATCATTTGGATGGCTGACAAATTCTCAGACTTTAAGATCATTGCTATCCCAGCCATGATCCTCGTAACGGCAACTGTTGTGAGCTCCGTTGCCAGGATGTCATTGGCGCTATACAAGTTTGCGCTGAGCACAATCGCTTTGACCACAGCTCTAAACGCGCGATTTGGAGCCGGAGCTGGAAGCGCTGCCGGTGGAGTTGTTAAAAACGTGGCCACGACGGTTGGCGCAGAAGCCGCCGGCGGACTGTTGACGAATCTTTTCAAGAGAGGTGTGGTTAAAGCCGGAGCAGAATCCATTGGTGGAACGGTTGTCAAGGGAATGTTCGCGCGAATCTTTGGTGGAATCGCTACATTTTTCGGAGGAGCCGCTTTGAGAAGTCTTCTTGGTCGTGGACTTGCGATGCTTGTTGGTGCATGTGCTACTGGAGGTTGGTCATTGATCATCGGACTGGTGGTCACGTTGATCGGTCAGTTCTGGCCTAACATCGTGAGCATGGTTAAAGGAAAGGGATGGTCAATCAATCAAGTAGGAATCGGTGCGACTGGACCAAAGGGAGAGAGCCAGTTCGCAATGCTGATTCCTTCACTTGCTGAAAACATCGCTAATGCAGTGGCAACAAAGGACCACTCAAAGATCAACGACGCAATCTTTACAGCGTGGCAGAGAGCCCGTTTGCGCGGAACTACAGAGACTGACATCGAGGCGTTCAAGGTTGAAGCAAACCGTTTGATGAACATGCAGGTTCAGGGGTTCATTGGATACGCTCAGAGGCGCCAGGCGGTTGATCCTTCGACCGTCGCTGACAATCTTGAAGCTCTCAACAGCATCAAGACAGCAGTAGATCTTGTGAATGTCACGATGACGCGCATGGTTGATCAAAACAAAAAAGACATCGAAGACGCGAAGAAACGCGAAGACGCGGACAAAGTTCGTGAAGAGCGTCAGCGCGTCAGCGACATGTCCAGGCTCCCGCTTCCAAGTCCAGTTATGCAAGGCTTCTAACAAATGGGACAATTTCCAAAAACTCTAGGTCCGGCTGCCACAATCTACTCGTTGTCGTCAAACAACCCGGGGCAAGGACTTCCTCAGTCTGAGGGAGATGATCAGATCGTCATCAATTTTCCAAATCTTCCAGACGAGATTCCACTGGATCGTGACACTGAATGGCGTGTCTACTCAAATCAGATGATGCCAGACGGGTTCCACATCTATCAGCATACAGCTCCTCTAACGATTCCGCTGACATTTAAATTATCGGCATTTGACGACTATGCCGTCAACGGACCGGAGACCATCCTCGAGATTGCGGCTCGTCTCCACGCGTTAACTCTTCCTGTGATCACTGGAAAAACGGCGTTAACACGTGGGTCGTCCAGCGCAACAACTCCAGGAGGACCATCGTCTTCTGATGAGGCAAAAAAGGAGTCTGCTGGTGACACGGACACATCCGGAGTCGGAGCCGTTGGAGCAGCTGGAGGTCAGGCTTTCTATTTTCCTCCAGCGTGCGTGCTTGACTTGATGATCGGAAGCGGAGGAGCGTCCGGTCTCGGCATCAGATGTATCGGATACGTAAAATCCGTCAGCGCGCTGATCAAAGGACCGTGGTTAAATTCTGGAAGTACGTCTGTCAACCGAAACCTTCCAAGTTTCGGAGAATTTAAGTTGACATTCGTTCACGTCCCAGGGTACAGCAATAGCGTCGATTTCTTAAATGCTCTCCAAGTCATCCCTCAGGTTGGAGCGAAGCTCATGAAGAATCAGCTCTACAACACAGTCGATTTGCTGTCGATTGCGGATCAAGCAGATCCGAGCAAGAACCCAAACCAGCTTGGAAACAGTTCACTGCTTGGTTACAAGGGACTCTAAAGCGCGCGGTATGTGGTAAATCCAGACCCGCATTTTTCGGCGAGAATGATGCTGTCGGCATGTGCCTCAACGTCTGGACTGTGATCAACCACGAAAATGATCTGTTGACGTTGTTTTGCTTGGTTCCTGTAGTACGAATAAGCAGTGCCGCGCACAGTCTTGTCCTGTGAGTTGACCGCTTCATCGAGCCAACGGTACGCCACCTTCTGCCAGAGTCGTCCCAGGTTGTAGAGAGTCTCAGAGATAATCAGGTTTGAGATACCGGCCTCTCCCTTTGACGATCCGATGAACTTTTTTGAACCTGCGCGGTTTTTGGCATTGATGACGAGACACGGTTTCTCTGCACTGGTTGCAAGCACTTTAGTCGAGCTGAAGGAGATTTCAACGAGGTCTCCTGTCAAGACTGACGAAAGATGTCCAGCCGCGCGGTTCAAATACTCAAGGCAATCTTGTAGGACCATGTTTGGCACGCCTGTCGGTCCAAATGCCTTGTACAGATAGGACAGAAGCTGGATGAATGCGCCAACCTCTACCAGCTTCCTATTGGTCTCAGAGAGGTCACTCTGCATGGTTTTCTTCGACTGTTTTGCAGTTTGAATGCGAGTGCGCACTGCTACTAATTTTGAGTCAGAGATTGGTTTCTTGAGATCCGCGATGTCTCTATCGTCGTCTTTGATCTGGTCGTCAAGATCCTGCTCATCGGATTCAATGCCTTCGTACTCTTTGCTCAACGCCTGCGTCGCTGTTCCAAGGTTGAGTTCCTTCATCTGAGCTTGGATCTCATCCTGTGAATTGCGAGCATCGCTTCGTTTTGATCTTGCCTTTGCGAGCTCCTTCTCTTTCTCCAAAAGCGTGGCTTTTGCGTCAGACAGCGCTTTCTTCTTCGATTCCAAAAGCGCGACTGAGTGCTTCTTGTCCCAAGGCTTTCCGCACGTCGGGCATGTGTCAGGTTCCTTCAGCTTCAGAAGTTCGTCTGAGGCTGTGTCAACACGAGATTCCTCTGCACTAACTGAACCAGTCGCAGTTTCGACCACTGACGACGCTTCTACAACAGCGCTTTTTGCCCGTTTGAATTTCAACTCAAGATCGGCATATGTCACAGCATTTGCGTCTTCAATCTTCTTCAACTCGACCTTGATCTCTGCGCGTCTATTTTTAAGCTTCGACAGCTTTGACTCTTTCTTCTTTTTTGACTCTTCTACCTTCGAGATCTTGTCTTCTTGCTCTTTCTTCTGAAGGTTAATGCTGTCCTCGATCTCAACGGCCTTTAGCTCAAGTTCCTTCATGTCATCGTCGTACTGGGCAAGTGACGATTCGTAAAGTTCCTTCCTCGACTGAAGACCTGCTTGTTCCTCAGAAGATCTTGAAAGTTCCGCGCTCACACGTTTTTGTGCTCCTTCCCAGTTTGGTGTCGACAACGCTGACAGAAATAGTTCGACGAGCTGGCGTTCACTCAGGTGGTTGAATTTGAGTCTTTCTCCGTCGAGGTGGATGGCAAACTCCGACAGAGGTTGAGTGATTCCAAGAAGTCGGTTGAGTTCTTCACGCGTCTCTTGGATAGTTCCGCGCTCGACTGGATCGCTGTCACCCAGCTTAAATCTCAGTCCCTCTCCAGACTTGCTTAGCTCGGCGCATTTGTAACCAGACCAAATCGTGAGAGATTGGCCGTTGAGATCACACTCGAGTTGGATAAGTGTATTTTTGTTTCCACAAAGGTCTGAGCTGTATGCTCCAAGACCGGCACCTTCAAAGCGTCCTCTCACGCCAAGAAGGGTTCTGCTGATTGCCTCTCCAAGGAGAGTTTTGCCTGAGTTGTGGGTAACAGTAAAATCGTCTAAAAGATAGAGTTGATCTTTATCGAGAGAGAAACCGTAGTAATCTGACGCAGCAGCAGAAGTGATTGAAAATCCGCTTACGAGAGGATCTTTGAACTTCCGTGCACCAGTTGGGTGACTCCTAGTCTTCGACCTTATCAGCGCTTGTTTCCTAGAGAGAGCGCACGGCACAGCAGAGCAATCTCCGATGATCTTAACAAGAAAGCAATCAGAAAACCCTCCATTCTGACAGCGCACTCTTCTCGGTTTAATGGTGGCGTTAAAACCAAGTGAATTTGACAGAAATTCCACATCTTCTGCCAATCTTTTGTTAACTGAGACATAGTAGAGTGATCCTTTTCCGTGCGATCCATCCGTGTCTATGAGCCCTGCAAGAAGCTCTAGTCTGTCTGTCCTACTTGCCACTTTGTATTTGTGAGGTATATGCTTATTCTTCCATAAACCAAGCTTTCTGATGAGCACGAGTCCGGTGTTCATGCCACGTTTCCACGTATGACCGTATGAAATCCTGCAATTGACAGCTTTGGACGGACTCGGTATTTCTCTGAACTTAAGACCGAGAGTGGACGCCCACATTCTCCATAGATCTGATAGCTCTTTGTCAGCAGTTGCTAAATCTGGGCGCGTGCTGTCGCCATCACCAAGCCACATGCCCAGTATTCTAGGAGGAATCTCAAGCACATTTGAGTTTTTCTTAAACTCTACTCCTGTTTTGAAGAGCTTCAGGATACCGCGCGTCAACGTCTTTCCCTTCCTGTTGAGTATCTCTCCAACTGACAGATGAACCTCTCCTCCGGTCGGGCGCGAAGTCTTGTGGCAGATCAACCCATGCTCAGGAGTGGCCTTGTAAACCCTGTTAGGGCTGATTTTCATGGCCAAGATATGATCACGGTTTACAACAAAAGGCTTTCCGCGCAATGGAGTGATCGTGAACATGTCACCGTGCCCTCTAATAAGGTTCAACACGGTGCGCCTCGTTGAGTCAGGACCCATCAGAAAGTCACCAACTACTATGTCTTCGACTTGCTTGAGCGTGCCGTCAAACATCAGCACTTTCTGACCCTTTGCGTGGCACCCGATCGACTCAACTCCAGAGCTGGTCATGTTATGCCCAACTACAAGACACAGTCCTGGTTTAGGGAGCACAAGCTCTGTTTCTCTGATGGTTCCGAAGTGACGGATATAGACTTTCTTTGGGATGACGGCCACGGGGCAAGAGAACCAGTAAATAGTGCGTGGACAGGTTAATCAGAGAAGTTGCACCGCGCAAACCGTCCGAAAAGCTCGCGCGCTTTCGCGTCGTATGCTCTGGCTGCTTCTTCTGCCGAGTCGAAACAACCAATGTGAACATATCGCTGTTCAAACATAGTGCGTGCTACCCATTTTCCGCCTTTTCCTCGATAGATTCCCTTGTAGCCGCTGGTGTTGTTTTCATTTAGTTTGCGGTTACGGCCGTTCTCTGCGTGAGTGGCCTTTCGAAGATTGTTGATGTGGTTGTCGTCACTAATTCCGTTGACGTGGTCAATTTTGGCGTCTGTCCAGACCTTGTGTTTGTAAAACCAAGCTAGATGATGACCGCTAATTTTCGCCCCTCTGATCCCTATAAAAACATATCCCTTGCTGCGCGTTCCAGCTGGAACGTTGGATCTTCGGCCTGAACCAGAAGTTCTCCAAAAGAACCTTCCAGTCTCTTCGTCATAGCGAAGCAACTCGGTTAGCAATTCATGCGTCAACTCTGTCTTCATGCACGCTGTCTTAGAACCGGTAAATAGTCGTGGACGCTTCTGCAACAAGTTTCGATAACAGCGCACTTTTGAACTCCGTTTCGGCGAAGATTAAGAGGATCCGTCGACGTAAAGACGCGCTCAAAGAAGCTCGGCGCATGATTGGTGAAGATGAGCAGGAGGAGAGATACCGCGAATTGATCGGTGCTCCACCGAAGATGCTCAACTGCGATTCGGCAGTTTTTTTCTATCCTGGTCTTGACCAAGGAATTCCAGCTGCCGGTCCTATCAATCCTAAGGAAATGTGCAACACGTTCTTTAGAGAGGACTTACCTTCAATCTTCCCTGAAGCTAAAGAGGACATGAAGAAGATGTCTGTCAGAGAGATGACCAACGCCGCAATCCGCCACGGCATGATCGTCGTTTTCGGTGAAGACGGCGTTCTCAACCAGATCATGGCAAGAAATCCAAGCCGTGCCGTTAGAGACTTTGGCACCACGAAGAAAGTGTTCGACCGAGTGGCTGAAAAGCTTGTGTGGCTGGACGGATATGACTCTGTCGCACCTAACCTGATCCCTTCGAAAGAAGCGGTCGGAACCCACCTTCTGGCCTGGAGACGCGCATGAACTGCTTTTTCTGCGAAGGACAACGACTCCTGGAACGCCTGACATTCGACCAGCTTATGGCCGTGTCAGAGCCGAAACGTGTCCTGCGAAGTAAGACTGTCCGTGGTCCACCCCTTGCCGTAGACGCCAAGAACGATGGCGTCTACTACTCGTTCAACTTCAAGGCCTATCCGTCAACTGAAAAGAAGCGTCACAAAGGCTACATCAAGTTCTTCAAGCCGAAGAAGAAAACACCGCTTGAAAAAGTGGAGTGTCTTGTCGACTGCGATTGCAAGGACTACAAGTTCCGCTGGGCATGGGCAAACAAGCAACGCGGATCCTCCGTTGTCGGCTCAAAAAGTCTCAACCAGGCCTGGAACAAGGCTCCAAAGATCGCCAACCCAACCGGTCGGTCTGGTTTGTGTAAACATCTTTTGGCTCTGCGCGACTTCATCTACGGTGAGTATGAAAACTTCGATGGCATAGAAGGAGGAACACCGGAGCGCTTAGACGCCGTCGTAAAGGACATCCAGTCGAAGGGAACAAAGTCGACCCAACCTCTGCCCACGAAGCGACCAGACAAGCAAGATCCAAAAGCTTGGAAAGGCGGACTTCTGTACAAAGGTCCAGAAGCTGAGGTACGTCCAGACATCGTCAAACCAACAAAGCCGAACGCTACCATGGTGCGTCCAAAGGGAGTTCAAAAGGCTGCGCAGAAGAATCAGCTGCCAGGAGAGTTTGCCAAGCAGACACAGAAACGCTTCTCCAAGGTTGAGAGCGTAGTTATGGACGTGAACGCCATCTCTCAACTCATCAAAGAAGCGGACGAAGTTCAGGTTGATCCTGAGGCTTCTGAGGCGCTGCAAATTCTGCGCGACATCCGCGACAGCTTACGCATCCTCGCCGCGAAAGAGGAAGAGCAGGACAAAGAAAAGACCACACCTCCTCCTGCTGAGGACAAAGGAGAAGCGGATAAGGGCAAAGAAGGCCCAACACCTGACGATCTTCCTGAACCACCACCCTCTGAGGCTTAAGCACCATGCAACAACAACCAGGCGAATATCCGCAGCCTCTTCTGAGGACAACTGAACTCCGCGTTCCAGTCATCGCTGGATTGGTCACAGGACGTCTCCGCTCCATTCAAGCAACGTTCAACGGAAGCACATCCTCAGATCAAGCGGTCCTTGTCAACGTTAAAAACACAGGTTCCGCTTCGCTGACGGTCATGTTTTCAGACACGAACGACTACGTCAACGGACCGTTTGTCCAAAATGGCGGCGTCATGACGATTGCCCCTCTTGGAAATGCGACGAACGTCATCTATCCGAAGTTGAAATACCTCGAGTTCATCGGCGTGACCGGAACTGGTTATGCTCACGTGAAGCTCACATCGCAACTCCGCTTCGACGAGTGTGCATTCGACCGCACGGAAGGTCGTGCATCTGCGCTTCTATGGGACGACAACCAGCCAGGTTGGTCGACGCTGTAAGCGCTCGGTCACTGATCGACCAGGACGTCGAATCTCGGCTCTTCACCCTCGACCTGGGAGAAGACGCTGCAGATGTCAAGTATCTCGAAGTCGACCTTCCCCGTTTTAGTACTTGGTATTTTCTTGGAAAGAGAGTCGCTCCAGAACTTGTGATGCTTCACCAAGCGCTCCAAGCAACGCCGATGCCTTCAACCAGGATCCATGAGTCAATCTCTGCAGATGACCGCGCTGAGATCAAGAAATTGATCAAAGTCGAGGTAGAAAGAGCCGCAAAGAAAGAAGTTGGAGCCGCTGAGAAGGACAGGAAATCAAAAGACCTGACATTTGCAAAAAATATCCTAACTTCGTTTGTTAAGTCACTCTATGCCAAGAGGAGTAGTTGGGCATCTGATCTTTCTGGCGATAAATCTTCGTGATCGTAGGTAAGGCGTGAGCCAAACCATCACATCGCTTCAAGGGTCGTTTACCATTGAGTTTGCAAAAACTCGAGGAGGAAGTGCTCTTATCTCGCGAGGAACGGCCACGTACCTCGGAGGAAGCGCGATGTCAGCGATCGGTCATCCGAAGCTGTTCAATCACGTATTCCAGTCGTTCAACCGCGACGCTTACAACGAGATCAACGACTACGTTGACAGCAATCCCATTCCAAAAGTTTGGATCAGATATGGACTTCAGACTGGCGATCAAGGAAAGATGACAGATTGGGAACTTCACACAATTGTTAGCGTGAAGTCAAATCCGTCAAGTACAGCTGACACATCCCTCGGAGATTTCTTCACGATGGTAACAGCCGACTTTCTGTACGTGATGCAGAAAGACGAGCGCGTTTCTACGCGGAAGGGAAGGATCAGCGACATGGTCCAAGCGATGGCGACCGTCGCTGGTTTTGAAAAGTTCTCGATTGAACCAACAGACCTCGATTACGCGCTCGTTCAGACTTTCCAGTCTGACTACGACTTTATCACCAATCGACTACTCCCGATAGCGTCCAACAAGGACAGCGCGTCAAGTTTTCTTCTGTTCACGCGTGGAGAGTTTATTCACTTCCACACCGCAAACTATCAGTTATCAGGTGTCTATGAGTTCAACTATGGATCGTCGGTTCATGATGCGACAAATATCTCGATCTCGAACATGGGAAACAGCAACGAGATCCTTCAAATCAACGGATTAAACTTGGTGGCAGTCGATCCTCTACAAGGAGTAACCATCAATTGGAAGACGAATCCGAGCCGAGAGCTGATCCTATCGGACTCATCTCCTCAGCGCGCTGGCGTGTCATACAAAACGGGTCACGTTGGTCAGAACCAACTGTCCAACATGTACGCAGAAAGTCAGTGGCAGTATTCCATCGACAAAGCATCTGCATACGAGTTTGAGTTCACAATCTCAAACTATCCTTACATTGGAGTTGGCGATGTCGTCTCGTCAAAACTCCAGCGTGGTCAAGGAGATAGGTGGGAGGGATTGTACCTTGTCAAAAAAGTGACCCATTCAATCGAAAATTCCAGAGTGCTGTCACACTACAAGATGACCAGAGGTGAGTATGTTTCTCAAGATGGCGTTCCTGCGCAAGGAAAGAAGCTGAGCGGTCTTGCGGTCGATTCGTCAGGATTAACATCCGGGACATCCGGTGGTTTCCAAAACGAGTCTGGAATGGTCGTTGAAGTCAACGATCCTGGTCGAGCGTAAGTTCTGACTCGCGCCTCAAGACAGACTGTTTGACAAGAAACTCCACAGATTCTGCATGTTTTGATGACACGCGCGTAAGAGTCCATCCTTCTTTTTTTGCAAGTTCTGTCTTCTTTCTATCCCTTGCGATCCTTGATGGATGACTGTGCCATCTCTTTGAGTCCACTTCAATCAAAAGCCTTAGTGCAGGAATTGCGATGTCATACCTGTACGGACCGAGCTCGTATTCTTGTTGGAACTTGTAACCCGTGTCTAGCACTGCGTGTCTCGCATCGCGCTCAAGCGGCGACATCTTCGAACACGTCAGAGACGTTGGCTTGGACAGACAGTGAAGGCACACCCACTTGAACTCGTGCTCTCGTCCTTTCTTCTTGACAAGGCGTCCGAGGTGAGGCATCTTAAGCTTGTGACAACAAACGCAGACTTCAGGCAAACCATTCTTCTTCATATTTAGATTTCAATGCGATACACAGAACGCCCAGAGTTTCCAGTCGATCCCACCGTCTTCGGACTGCGGGACACTCAGACTGCGTTGAGGATTTATGATGAGGCGACGCGCAAACATGGAGGCAGAACTCCTCCCTCTTTCTTTGAGGTAGATCGTTCAACAGAAAACCTAGACCCCCTGTGGAACACTCCAGTCGGAGGACGCGAGGTGATCTCTCGAAGGCTCGACATCCCATCGATTAACCACTTTTCCAAGAATGAGTGGACGATGACCAAGGTCGGCTACGTTCCACAGCGCCGTGATGACTTTACGCTTTCACATCTGTCTCTGATCAAGTTCGACTGGTTTCCTAACAGGGGCGACTACGTCTTATGGAATGGATACCGCTACATGATCATCCATGTCGACATCCCTGGAGAAGCATATTGGCAACAGACAAACGTGTGGCTTGGTCTTCAGGTCCGCTGTATCATCCCTCCAGAAGGTGATGGAAAACCGATGGTTCCAACAGTTGAAGACTTGCGCCAGATTAGACTCCCAAGTCTTGATACAACAGAAGTCAACAGTCCTCCAAATGTTCCTGGACAGAAAACTATCTGATGCGGTTCTCGAGGAGCTTGTAGAGCTCACAGATGATGACCGCAAAAAATTGCACAAGTGGTTCGAGAAGTGGATTTCAGAAGCCGCAATCTTAAAACCAGGACCATGGGTAGATCAGTTTAGGCCTCGTCTGGAGTCGCTGATTGATGGGTTGTCTTTTAAGGTCGGTGAACTAGGACCTGTAGTTCAATGTAAGCCGCTTGACAATGCCACTCTAACCTTGGTCACACGAGGCTCCGGCTGGTTCAATGGCATAGATCAACTCAATCTTAAACTTTGGTCCGTAATTATTACACGATAACAGCCATGAAAAACCTAGACACTCAAGTCGAAGAAACAGTCGCAAAACTTAGCGAAGGCAAGATCAGCGTGGAAGAAGCTGTCGGCAACCTCCTCGGTGACAGCGGTGTCAAAGTTGGAGCGAGCGTGGCTGTCCTCGGCGATCCGACCTATCCATTCAACGGCCAGAAGGGAGTCGTTCGCAAAATGAGCGAGGGATACGCGGACGTTGAATTTCCGAACGGAGCAATCGTTCCTCTTCAGTGCAATTTGCTGGTGCCAGTTTGACGCAACGCCAAGTACTTTGAGCGTGAATGATTCGCGCTCGTCAAGACCTCTCCTTTATCGGGAGAGGTCTTTTTGTTTCGTACTTAAACAGCATGACCACGCTCCCTCCACGGTACGAACCGCCGTACGTTGACGATAAGACCGACTCTCTCGAGATGACGAGCATGAGGATTCACGAACTGTGCATCCTGCGCTGGTTGAACAAGGCATTCATTTTCAAGGAGGGATACCCGATTCCTGTCATATTCGCGACTCCTCGTGACGCACACGCTGAATTCCTCAAGCTCTGGAAGCTTGAGAATAATCCATTTCGTTACCTCACAGAGATGAAGGACGCGAACGGTAAACAGGTCTTTCCTCCGTATCCTCCGACTGTGGTCTATCCTTTGATCTCGGTTGCTCGCCTGAATTGGAACCTACGCCTAAGCCAGAGCTATGGACACTTCACAGACCGAACTGCCTACTACCCGACCATCAACGGAAATGGAACAGTGGGAAGCGACGGAATCGCGATAGGAAACGGCACTGTCACGCAGGACGATATGGCATGGGCAGCATCTGTCAACCGCCCAACCGCATGGGACTTCAGGTTCCAAATTGACCATTACTGCAACCAGCCTCAGACCCAGTCGATTTTCGTCAACCGGGTCATGAAAGAGTTCAGAAACAATGGCTACACGTTCCTCATGGCGAGGTACCCATTCCCGCACACCAGGCAGTTTGTGCGATGCTATCTTGAGTCTGGGATTGAAAATGTAAACAACGACGCACTCCCAGACCAGAACCAAGAAATCCGCACAAGTTTCACCATCGTGGTTGAAGGTTACCACATGGACTATGAGACAAATTTCTCACCCGTAATGTGGTCTGTAGGCCTCGGACAGGAGAAAACGACTGTCGATCCTAGCACATTATCACAATGGTTCGACTTCAATGATATTTATGGTGGACTGGAAGATGTCAGAGTCGGTCAAGCCAACCCAGCCATTCAATCCAGGGCGAACTTGCCTCCTCCTTCTACACGTAGTTAACTCAACCAGAACTTAATCCGATGTTCCCTCAAGTCATCACACTCGTCAAAGACGTCAGCCAGATTCCGCAACAGTTTAGCCGTTTCCGCGCTGGGTTTGTAGGCATCGCGCAGAAGGGCGCGTTCAACGAGGTGACAAACACCCCGTCGATCTACGAATTCGCGCGTCTGTTCGGTCAACCAATCGACGGCAGTTTCATGGGCGACGCAATTGCGCTGGCCGCTGATTCAAGCGACGGCTGCAAAGTTGCCCGCGTCGGAGCGCAGTACGTCGACACATCTAGCAACAACGCGTCTGGCGCGTCCGGATCTTATGCCGTTGTCACGCCGAATGCAAACCTTTTCTCTCCTGGAGACTATCTCCGAATCGGTCAGATCGGAAAGGTCACTACGGTTAACGCCAAGATCGATACGATCGTTGGTTCGACCATCAACACCGTAAGCGTCGGCGGAGAAGCCGTTCAGCTGGCGGATTCCTACAACGGCGCTACCGTCGGTCGTTCTCGTGTGCCAAACGCCGCCAACCCTGCCGAAGCGTTCCTCACCGCGCCAACATACGATTCTGCTCTTACTCTCCTCGGTACGATCATCGGTGACAAGAACTCGTATCAATTTCAGGTCAGCGGAGACCAGACACAACTCAATCCTGGTGACACCATCAAAATCGTTCAGTCCGGTCACACCACCACGAACGAAGTTCGAGTCAAATCTGTACGCGCCGATAACACTGTGTTTCTCGAGGTGATCAACCTCACAGACATCGGTTACCAAGCTCTCGCCCTCCAGGACTCCTACACCGCCGCGACCGTGTACAAGGTCACTGCGCAGGTTGGTCCGATCGCGCTTCAACTCCAGGCAAACACCGCCGGCACGTGGGCAAACACTCAGGGTTCCACCTCTGGAATCACGGTTCAGGTCGGTCCAGGTTCAAACGCTGGTACCAAGAAACTTCTCGTGCTCGACGGTTCGACCCTTGTCGAGACGATCGACTCCCTCTCGATGGATCCTACAAGCGCTGATTATTACATCACGCGCATCAATGGCAATTCGTCATACATCAACGTGGTGTATGTTTTCGGAACCGAACATCCTGGCAACACGTACAATCCGTGGAACCTTTCCATCTCGACTCCGTCGAACATCGCCCAGTTCTCCAACGGATACAACGGCGAAAACGTCTCTGACGCTGATTACATCGGCACGATTGATCCTGCAGATGACCAGCCGACCGGTCTCAAGCTCTTCGACGACCCGAACGACACCAACGTTGACGTCGACTTCCTCTGCGTCCCAGACTCCACATCAACCGCGGTCGCGCAGGAGATTGCGCGGATCGCCGCTCGCATTAACTCTGTTGGTGTTGGAAGCGTTCCAGATGGTCTCAACCTTCGCGAAGCTGGTGACTGGCACAACGGCGTTGGTCTCTATGCCGGAAACGGCCGAATCGACAACTATCGTTTTGCCATCTTCTGGAACTGGTTCCAGATCGCTGACACTTTCACCGGTGAGCTGAAATACGTTCCACCCGCTCTCGGCTACCTCCGTGCCGCTGCTCGCACATTCGATGTGGATAAGCCATGGTCTGCAGTTGCAGGCGACGTTCGCGGCCTGATCCCAGAGGCACTGAGCCTCCGCTATCGTCGCGCCAGCATGGACGTCAAGAATGCCGTCTACGGCAACGGCAACTCGGTCAACGTCATCTTGCCGATGGGCAACTCGATCGAGATCTACGGAGATCGCACGATGCAGCGCGACGAAAGCAAGCTCACGGCGCTACACTCTGTGGTGCTCGTGAACTACATCTTGAAAGGATTTGCCAACATCGCTCGTGGTTACACGTTCGATCCAATCGACCAGATCCTCTTCTCACAGCTCCGCCTCGACTACACCAACTTCATGGAAGCGGTCAAGTCCGAGCGTGGTGTCGAAGGTTACTCGCTCCAGCTCGACGCGAACAACAACACCGCGGATACCCGCAACCGGCGCCAGGTGATTGTCAATCTCTCCATCATCCCTGAGGATGTCGCTGAGGTCTTCATCATCACGGCTACTGTCGAGAAGAGCGGCACGACCCTGACCAACATCAGCAACCAGTAAGCCATCCGAAAAAACCATCTACCATGAGTCTCGTAAACTTCAAAAATCAGTGGGGTGCAACTGGTTCCGGACTGGACCAGCAGCGCAGCGACCTATTCTATGTCCAGCTCCTGTTTCCTCGTATCTTAAGCGACATCGCAGGTGCGTCGCTCTGGGACAAAGAAGTTGCCTTTGCCGTGCAGGAGTTCCCGTTCCCTGATCGCGCTCAGGAGGTCATTCCGATCAAATACCTCAACCAGACGAACAGTGTCCCAGGCGCAGATACACAATCCGGTGCGGTCGACATGACTGTCAGGTACGCTTTCAACAAGCGCACTGCGGAACTTCTCGAGCGTTGGCACTGGCTGATCTCGAATCCTCGCACGGGCGGTTCAGGACTTGGAAGTGCGGTCAAAACGACCGGCTACTTCTACTGGATGATCCCGAACATGGACGTCCAGAAAAACGTCGATTCTGTCACAACGACCAATGCCTACACGCTTGGTGCCCGTTACCTTCTTGAAGGTGTGTGGATCCGCAATTTGAAGCCGTCGAACGGCAACATGACGACCACCAATGAAGGTGTCACATTGAACGTTTCCCTCCAGATCGACCGTTACTACCCAGAAAACGTGTCGGACTTGAACCCGACAGCTTACATGAGCGAGATCAGCAGAGGTCTTTCTTCTGTGATCGCCGGCATCAACAGAAGCCTGACGGCCTGATTTCACCTTTGTTTGATTTAGACTGGGCGCCGTTTAACCGCGGCGCCCTTTTTAGTTTTGAGGTTCTAAGCTCCATGGCCATCCAAACCAATCTGAAAAGCCTTAAGCCGGCACGCGAACGGTTTAAGCGCGAGATCAAGCTACTTTCCGGCGGTTTCTCGATGAAGGACATCATTCCAGGTGGAATGATCACAATCTACCCATGGGACCAATCGATCGATGATTGGGTCATCAAAAACATCAAGAAAGTCCAGATGGCAACTCTGCCATACGAGATCACAAAGAAACTTGTTGGTCTCGAAAGCATCGAGGCACTTCCTGCTGGAGACGTAAACACGATTCTCCTTGTGGCAAAAGCTGCAGCGCGTGACTGCAAGGTCACATACAAGGCGACCTGTCCTGCATGCAACCATGTCGAGGTGATCAGTCTCACAATTCCAGACCAACTCGAGCGCATCGGAGAGAAAGGTCCTGACTATCCAGGCTGGGATGAATTTACTCTTCCAGCATGCCAAGACACGGTCAGAGTCAGGCCGCTTCTGGTCCGCGATGAACGCGCTCTTCTCGACCATCCAGACAACGACGCCATCCCGCGCAGTGTCGCGCGCGCAATCACCCACCTTGTCAGCGTGAACGGTGGACCACCAGATTCTCCAGAGGAAGCTGCCACGTGGTTCAAAGCACTCCAACCCTCTGATTTTGATTTCTATGTCGAGACCACAGCAAAACTGGAGCCTCATCTCGGAACGGATCTCAAGCACAAATGCGACAAATGCGGAACTGAGTTCATGCACAACCTGTCGCTAGACGCGGAATTTTTTCGTTGACGGGGTCTTAGCCAGTGAACAAGCCCGTTGGCGCGAACGATTTGAACTCGCTTGGGCCGACAGAGGAATGATCATTGACCTCACGAAGACCCCAGACTACGCTTTGACGTGGTTGTATGATTGGGCGACTGAAGCTGCCGAGCAAGAAAAGAAAGACCTTCCTAAGGTGTGATATGCTTAAAAAACGACCAAACACTGACATGGTAGTGGACTCCAATGGCCTATTCGCCAAAGGGTATTATGCTGCAGCCTCACCAGAATCAGACCTTCGACACGACAAGGATGGTTACTTAACAGCGGCATTCAAGTGCTTCTTTGCTATGCTTAAATTTGAGACAGGAATTCCTGAGAGGATCCTGTTCAGTTTTGACGGAAAAGCCAAGACAAACAAGAAACGTCCTCCCAAGCCGGCTGACTGGTACATCAAGCTGGATGAGTTCCAACGGGTCATAAAAGAGGCATTCGGCGACAGTGCCTATGTGCTACACCCCGATCACGAATCGGATGACACGGTGGCGACCGTAGCATGCCGAGTCGCTAACCTGGGGCGCCACGTGATCGTGGTATCTGGAGACAAGGACCTTCAACAATTGAAAGAGCCCAGAATCGACTACTTTGACCTGTCAAAGAAGAGACTGATGACGGAGCGCGAGATCTGCGAAAAATGGTGTGTAAACAAACCTGTCCATGTTTCGATCGCGCTCGCCATCATCGGTGACAAAGGAGACGGAATCAATGGAGTCGACAAACTGGGGGCTAAGGCGGTCGATAAGATATTCAAGGACCTTCACAAAGATGCCCCTCTTGAAGAGGTTATTGATCGCGCCGTGCTGAAGATGTCTGAGACTCAGAAAGGACAGTTTTTCGAGAGTCTCGAATACACTCTTCTCCATCTCGACGTCCAAACTGACGCGATGCCGGTTCCATTTTTGCCATCAAAAACTCTGTCTATCGAAGGACGAGCTGCGGACGAGTGGGAACGGGGAGTTTTGGCACTCGACCCAGAAGCCGCGATTGCTGCAATCGAAGACTGGAATCCGTGACCCCTATTCTAACGGATAATTGGTGATCAAAATCCTGCGCTGTCTATGCTGGTTGTCTTTTCCGTACGCGCGTTCCATAGCTTTCTCATACTCACCTATGTCATTTAACCGCGAGTAAGAGTTATCTGATAGGTCTACGTAGTAAACATATGTGTGGTTTTCCACAAAAGCTCTGTGCACCTGACGGCCCCAAAACTGCTTTCCTAACCTTGTCTGTGCGTTGTCTGTCATGATAGCTCCGTGCATCTTCAACAGATGATTCCAAAAAACATAAGAGACCAGCCCTATCTCTCCTCTGCTTGGACTACGCTCTATAGCGATTTGAGTGACGTACTTTCCTCGCTTTCCTGGCATGGGGCGGTCTTCCCATTTGACGAAATACGTCAGCGCGCCATCTTGCTCCGTGTAGATGTAATTCCCAGAGGAATAAATTGGCACTTCCTTATACGTGTCAATCTGGTGCGCTCCATCAGCTTTCAGTTTAGCCAACCATTCTCCACCCCTTCCAGGATTGTTGACCGCAAAGCTCATGTCGGGGATCTCTTTCGGAGACTCGTAGATCTCCGCCGTGACGTAGCTCGGGTTTTCAAATGGGTCGCGGTACATTTTTACAATTCTGAGCGTAGTCCAGATTTAGGACGTTGTAAACAAAAAAGTTAAAGCGACAGGATTGGGAGAGCTCCACCAGCAGCGCGGGCATAGTAACGAAGCACGCCGAACTCGAGGACAGCACCTCCTGATGCGTTACCGACAAGGCGAACCTGAGGATAAGAGGACGAAACGGAGACGGCTTTTACCTGTCCTGTGCTGAGGGTGTTGTTCATGTCAGTGCCGATGACATCGAGGTTGCTCCACGTTCCCGCCGATAGCTGCTGAAAACGGTAGTTCATCGTGTTCGTGCCGTTGTTTGTCAACGTAACGAGAGCAGATACAGGGCTGTTTTGGAGTAGCGAAAAGATGGTGGATTCAGTTTCGCCGACTGTTTGTTGATCTGCGATCAAGATATTCATGGATTTTGATAAGTACCGCGCTTTTCTCTTGTTTCCCATGCACGAGACTTTGGCTTAAAACCACGGAGCTTAGAGATCTCCTTAAGCCATCCCTGCTTCCTTGCAGCGACGTACGACACGGGAGAACCTGTGACCCAGTCTGTTTTCCATTGAAATTTTTGAGCCTCTGACAGACAGTTTTCTATCGTCCACTTGTGACTTACATGGGATGGCCATCCCATATCTTTGTCGAACCTATCGTTCCACTTTCTTCGGCTAACAACTTGGCTCACGGCAGGAAATCTTGTGTCAAAATCCTTCTTTGACACACAGGTTTTTGCGACCTTCAAGACGTCTGCGTAGGAATACTTGAATCCCCCACCTAGACCCCCTCCTTTATGTTTGTTGTAGACGGTCCATCCATCCAACTTGCGTGCCTCTATCTCGCGTATCTCAAGCTCAGCTGCTTCATTCTGAGAAATTCCACAGTGCAAGATTGTCAGCGTGTGCGGGACTCCGGTCAAGATCTTCCTGTACACAGTTCCTTGCTCAAGATGATCCTTGTGCCGGCGCTTAGGATTGCACGTGAGACCGACATAGCATGAGTGATCAGTAAACTCATAAACGTAAACCTGAGTTTGAGCCAACGGGTCGATCGGCGGAGCCATGTGAGCTACGGCTTGCTTGAACAGCTCTCTTCTGCGTTTTGAGCAGAGTTGATAGAACTTTCCTTTTCTTTTCCACTCTGACCGCGTGGAAAACTGAGCTGCATCTTTGAGGATCTCGTCGTCTGTTACGTCATAGTGACGAGTCGTCGACTGGGGTTTCCAATCTTTGAATATGGACAGATCCTCTCCGAGAAGCTTGAGTGTCTTTAGTGCTACAATTCCCGCTAAAAAGATGCGGTTAAGGTGCGCTCTTGGCCTACTTCCTACTGTGTGTCCGGTGACAGATACCAGATTGTCAGTTTGAAACTTGTGCGCAAGTTCAACTGTGTCAAACGTTAATACAGTGATAGGAGTCCTGTGGTTCCAACCTTTCCAGATATGCATGCCGTTAAGAACGGCTTTTTGTTAGAACCTAATTCAAAACCGCAGGCGCCACGTAAAACTCGGGCTCCAGTCACTCGTTTTATTTATGCCCACGTTGACGATGCGCGCGAGCAGTATCCCGTTCCCGCTGAAAAGGCCAAATTCTGTGATGAGGTAACCATTCGCCTGTCCAGCGCCGATCGTGTACTCGACCCTCGCTTCAAAAGGTGTAATGAACGAAACCGCATCGACGGCTTTCAAGTAGACTCCTGTTGAAAACGCGATAGGAGACTCAAGAGCAGTATCGATAACTGCGGCTGGAGACGTGCCGGTGCCGATGCCGAAATTTTGGCATGCGTAGTCAGCCATCGGTGAACGGCCTCCGAACACATAGCACAGCGCTTGCCGTCCGCCATCAACGAACAGGTTTTTGCTGACTGGGATCTCGCCGTTAACCAGGTTAATTTTTTCCTTCTCTGCCGCGTCCCAGGCTGGGACGATTCCAAGAGCTTGCGCCGCGTCAAGTCCGCGTAGTATTTCGCCGGATCTTCCGGTGACCTTAGACAGTGTGAGAAATCCAGTGACCATGGTGTTAATCCTATCTATCAACGTATGAGAACTCACACTGCATAGACGACTCTACTGGCTGTCACTCTGACCTCCATCGGAGTTTCAGGAGGTGGAACATACGGGTGAGTGTGTAGGTCAAACTGCAGCACTATTTGACGAACAACGTTTTCTAAATCACTCCTTCGCACAACGGGATCATTTGCTCCGTTGCCAAGGTCGATTCGAGCCGCTTTGATATTTGCGCGGCACGTGATCACTTCGAACTTAGCGACCAGGTCAAATACAGCTTGGTTTCCCTGATGGTGCAACTCCGTGTACGTGCCGTTGACATACTTGCAATAAAATGCAAGCTGATCCACATCGTCCATCATCTTGAAGTAGTATGCCTTTCCTGTCTGAATCTCTAACGAGCCTGACAGTTGACCTGCGCCGGAGTCGATCAACTGGATGGAATATCCTTTGCTCGTGACCAGCGATATTCCTGCCTCGCTGATTTCAATCGACTGTCCATATCTCGATAGTAGGGCGTGTCGGTTTGGGGTGCTTCCGTCATAACTTCTGAAGGGGTAGTCTTTTGCCTGTTTTGAGTTTTGAAGTGCCCACTCCCAGATCGGTTTCTCTGGTTCTCCATCAAGAAACCTCACCCACACCTGGTCTCCGACTTCTGGAAGCCAATCGATACCACCAGAACTAGGGCTTCCACCAGCAGGAAGCCCAGCAGGAAGAGCCCAAGGCAGGTCCGATGTTGGGATCGAACCTTCTGCCGGCCCATAAACTAAAGGAACACGCACCTTCATGCGACCGCGCTTTTCTGAGTCTTTTGTTGACTCGATGACACCGGAGTAGGTGCCAAAAAGGTTAGGATGCGGCATGTTGTAGATACCTCATGGTTGTCAAAACGGTTAACCCATGGAGCAAGCAGGGTGGTCTAGAGCCTCAACGCTCTGACCTATGGGTTGTCGAGTTAGAACAGGTCGTCAACGGCGTGAGAGGAGTCCCACAATTTGCCGGGATGACACTTCCTGACCCTAACACGTCCAAATACTATGCGCGTCAGGTGATTTTTCCAGACATCAGCATGATGGCATTGGAGTCGAAGCGGCATTCTGTGCCAATTGAGTACCCTGGATTTGATGAACCCATTGGTCAAATCAGAGTCGATTTTATGGTTGAAGCCGGTCAAACGAAATCTGACGGTTCTCTATTTCCGCAGCAAAATTCTAGAATCTGGAACCTCATCCGTTGCTGGCACCAATTAGCCAGAGTCGGAAGAGTGTCTCGAACGTCGTTAGAGGATGAGTTTTCTATTCCACTCCAAGAAATCGCTACATCGTACGCGTCAACGTTCAAATTTGACGTGAACGTGAACCTGTTTTCAGGACCTGACACTGCTCCTGATTTCGGGATCTTTGGACAGACGTTCAAGCCA